CGTCTGCACCTTCAGCATTGGGTACAATGAGTCGGTCAACAAGGAACATCAGACGCCGGGGCCACATTCTTCACGAGACACCCGCAGATTCAAGCGGCGGAAAGAGCGTGCTGAAAAGTATGCCGACGTATTGAAATTCAAATAACCCAGCAATAGGAGCACACCGTGACTGATAAACCGACACAGCTACCCACCGATCCCGACGACGAATCCGCTTCGCCACCGGAAGAAGGTGGTGAACGTCCTGATCAGGGACTTCCCGGCAAACCCGGTGGCATTGGTGGTCCCGGTAGACCCGATCAGGGGTTGCCCGGTCGTGGCCCCGGTGGACCGGGAAGCATCGGTGGTCCGAAGCCGACGCATCCGATTGCGCCGACACCCGAACCGAAGAAAGACAAGCGGTAGGGAAATTCTCCTGACGGTTGGCAATTGATTGCACGAATGGATCAGTTGCCAACCTGATTGGGGTGTAGAATGTCCTTGGTACTGAAGTCCGAAGAACAGCACATTGTCATGGGCGTTGCTCCGGGCTATTGGGTGTCGAATGATGGCCGAGTGTGGTCCACACGTCCATTGAACGGGCAGGGGCCATTATTGCCGTGGGAACAGCGCCGAGAGATGAAACCGATTGTTCAGCACAATCAATATCGAACGGTGGTGATTGATAGAAAGACCGTGGCAGTTCATGCACTTGTACTAACGGCGTTTGTAGGCCCACGACCAGCCGGGAAGCAATGTCGCCATTTGGATGGTGACAAGTCGAATAACCGGCGAGACAATTTGATCTGGGGTACTTGTGTTGAGCAGTCAGAAGATCGGGCCAAACACGGCACTAAGTTAGTAGGGTCGAAGATAGGCACGGCGAAGTTGACTGAAGCGCAAGTGAAAGAAGCGCGGAGTATGCGACCCACTTTTCCGCTTGATTACATTGCCAAGAAATTTGGAGTGACTAAGACCTGTATTTGGCATGCTGTTTCTGGTTCCGGCTCCAATTGGAGACACGTATGAACCGAAAACTCGTAATCAAACAGGACGGTGAACTTCAGATAGCGATGGGCGAAGTTTACGCCCCCAACCGTCCTGATGCACAGGGTGAGTACATGACGGTGGTGGAAATTCGGAAAATGGCCCATGAGTTTATCCGCTCTGGTAAGATGAAGCAGATCGACTTGATGCACGGTAATAAGATTGTTGAGGGCGCGAGTGTTGTAGAGTCGTTCGTCTCGGACGCATCCGACACACGGTTCCTACCTGATTCATGGGTGATTGGTGTTCATATCCCCGACCCAACTTTGTGGTCGTCCATCAAGAAGGGCGAAATCAACGGTTTCAGCATGGAAGCTCTCGTGTCCCGACACGATACGGATGTGGAGATTGAAATTCCTCCGGTCGTGTCAGGGTTGACCAGTAAGGGTGATGACGGTCATGAGCATAAATTCTTCGTCACCTATGACGAAAAGGGACAGTTCAAGGGTGGATTGACGGATGTGGTCAATGGCCATTCGCATACCATCGTGGCGGGGACGCATACCCAAGACAGTCAAGGTCATCGCCATCGATTTAGTTCTGTTGATAACGTCCGAATCTTGAGGTAGGATCATGCCGATTTTTCGGACCAAGTTGAAACAGTTGCGTGATGCGGATGTGCGGTTTATTTCGTTGGTAGATCGAGCCGCCACACGTATTCCGTTCCGAGTGTTGAAGCGTGAGAAGGAGAACGAGATGGGTATTGATCTGACGCGAGTATTCAAGTCGGACGGAAAAGAGGTGGCGAAGCCTTTTGTGTCGGCAATCGTGGTCTTCGCCCAGAAAAACGAGGACGCCGCGAAACAAGTGCGGGACGCCATCGAGAAGCACGGGTTCCGCATTGATCGCGTTCAGAAAGCCGATGGCGACGAGACGCTGGTCTTCGCCCAGACGGATGCTCCGAAAGAAGTCCAGCTTGTGCGACTGAGCGATCAGTCGTTGGTATCCGTCGCCAACTTTCAGATTCCCTCGGGATGGATGGGTGACCAGATCGAGGAGCACGGGTTCTTCCCCGATCTGAAGCTGGCCACTCAGAATCTGTACGACGAGATGCTGAAGGTTGCCAAGTCGGACACACCACAGGACCATGCTCAGGCCGCGTTGACCAGCTACGCCCAGTACATGGAGCAGATGATCACGCTCCCGGTGGAAGCGTTCCAGTTGGACGAGGCCATTGCTGAAATCGTCAAGAAGTGCTCCTGCGAAGACAAGAAAGAGGACGAGGAGCCGGTGAAGGAAGACGTGAAGACGGAAGACGTGGTCAAGGCCGACAAAAAGAGTCCCAAGTTGCCGCCGAAACTGGCCGGTGAGTCGGAGGCCGAGAGGAAGAAGCGTCTCAAGTCCCATCCGCCGTCTGAGATGGCTCCGGCTGATGAGGAAGATGACCAGAAGGGTCCACCGGAAGAAGCCAGCCCCGAAGAGGATGAAACCAAGAAGGCTGACAACGGCATTCAGGACATTCTCGGCGCGTTGAAGGTGTTGAACGATAGCACCACGGCGCAGTTCACCACGCTGACCACCAAGTTGGAAGGCGTCGTCACCGAGCAGGCCAGCCAGAAGAAAGTGCTTGACGACGTGGTACAGAAAGCTGACACTTTGGGAGCGACGTTGAAGGGTACGGTGGTTGCCCCCGTTGTCTCCGAAGATCGCCCCGCAGGACCAGCCCGTATGCGGGTGCAGAAGGACGATGATCCTCGGACGGGCAATTTCGACACCGCGTTTCTGCGTCGTCGTCGGTAACGACCAGATCCACCATTCACCGTTTTGTAGTAGGAGATGACATGACGAATCAGGAAGTTATCCAAAAAGCGGATATGGCGCTTGCGGATCTGGCGACGGCTGGCAAGCTGAATCCGGAGCAGACCGACCGCTTCATCCGTACGCTCATTGACCAGCCCACCCTGTTGGCTTCCATCCGGACGGTCGCCATGGGCGCACCGGAGATGAAGATCAACAAGATCGGCTTCGGCTCCCGAGTGCTGCGACCTGCGATCAGCGCCACCGCCATGGCTGATTCGGATCGCGTGAAGCCGGATCTTGGACAGGTGAACTTGGCGACGAAAGAAGTCATCGCTGAAGTCCATCTGCCCTACGACGTGATCGAGGACAACATCGAGAAGGGCAACATCAACGTGCCGTTGCAGACTGGCGCGGGTGGTCTGCACCAGACCATCGTGGACCTGTTGGCCGAGCGAGCCGCGCTCGACTTGGAAGAGCTTGGCATTCAGGGTGACACCGCGAACCTTGCGGACGCCTATCTGGCTCTTCAGGACGGCTATCTGAAGCTGGCCACCGCGAACGTGACCAACGTGGGTGGCGTGTTCGACAAGGCGGCGGTCAAAGCCGCACTGAAGACCATGCCGACCCGGTATCTCCGGAACCGCAGTGCCATGTCGCACTTCGTGTCCGTGGACAACGAGACGGAAATCCGTGACCAGTACGGTGCTCGTCAGACCGCACTCGGTGACGCACAGGTGCAGGGTCTGCTCCCGGTCTACATCTACGGTTCCAAGGTGACCCCGGTCGCCCTGATGCCGGGACCGCAGGGCCTGTTCACCGATCCGATGAATCTCATCTTCGGGATTCAGCGGAACATCATGATCGAGTACGACAAGGACATTCGTGCCCGTGTGTTCATCATCGTGCTGACCTGCCGCATCGACTTCGCCATCGAGGAAGTCAACGCGGTGGTCAAGTACACGGGCATTACCGGAAGCCGGTAGTCACCAGTCGTGAGGTTGCAAGGGACTCTTCCGCAAGGGGGAGTCCCTTTTGCACTTGATTGCAATGACTGACGTACCGCTCAAACCAGACAAACCACCAAGGCCACCAAACCCTTCCCAGTACACCCAACTGGAGTTGGCCATCTATGATGTGTATACTGTCGGTCTGCTGTCGCCACCAGTGACGGGAGTCAAGGGGGTGCAGTATGTGAAGGGTGTGCGATATATCTTTTCCCCGGAAGAAGCGTTGGTGAAACTGGAAGAAATGGATCATGGACGTCCGGTGTGGAAGGTTCATGGAAAGCCACCGAAGCCGGAACCGACGCCTGTACGACTTCCCGCGTTCCTCACGTAATCAAGGAGTGATGTAATGGCATTAAAGACAGAGAAGATTGAGAAATCACCAGAACCTGCGGTAAAGCCGGATACAACCGTGTTGGAATTGGCTTTGTATACCCAGTACACGTGGCAGGGTGAGACGTACGAGAAGGGTAAACCCTACCGCTTCAGGACCGTGGACGCCATGCAGTTGCTGGCCGAGACAGACACCGGTCGTCCCATCTGGAAACTGTATCAGGCACCCAAGCCCAGAGTAGCACCCAAGAACGAGGTCGTGGATGCGACGGGTGTGCAGGCCGGGATTCCTGATGAACCTGTCCATTTCTCTCCACCGAGAAAGCGCATTGAGGTGGGAGACGACAGCGAGATTCAAGACATTTTGGGGAAGACTGAGGGTGGAGATATCACGGTCTAGCCGATGAGACGCCCACAGACGCCGCTGTTCGTGGATGTGCAGGATGTGATCCTGCGAATGGGTCTCAGTGCGGATCTGGCTGGGATTGAGGACGTAGTGTCGTCGGGCATCGTCTCGGCCCAGTTGCACGTTGAACGTGTGATTGATGGGAAGCTGTCTCGTCAGTCACAGGACTGTCGGTTTTTTATCGACTCCCAAGCCTTCTCAGGCATCGCTCCGGGTGGCCTGTATCGGTTGGAAGTGCCCAGTGGCTTGGTCCGACAAGACGTGCCGCAGACGGTGACGTTTTCGAACGACTACGGCCCGTTCACCGCGCATTCAACTATCGATTCGACATTGATGAAGTTCGACTACAAGAAGGGGTATCTGTACGTCGATGCGGAGACGTACGGAGATAACTACATCCGGATTCAGTGTGATACGGGGTTCGAAGATGGCACCCGACCCTACCCTGTTGATGACCTCACCGTATGGGCCGCTGACCAGCAGTACGCCATCGATGATGTGGTGGCCTATACCGGGATTGCCTACCGGTGTATCGGCGTCCCCCCAGTCGGTACGTTCCCCACGAATGCGGCATACTGGAAAGCCGAATTGGTTCCACAGGAGCCAATCCCCGATCCGATCTACGAAGCTATTATGTCGCTCGTTCCGATGGTGTTTAACGCGCAGCAGACCACGAAGCGCAGTAATGAGGCCAAGTCGCAGTACCAGACGTTGACTGACCATGCGAATCTGCTGTTGCAGCCGTACATGCGGACACAGGGATTCACCTTCAGGTCCATCTGATGCAGCCCAAGAACCAGAATCTCAGCAAAACGTCGGAGTCGGAGTCGAAAAACTCTGAGAAGCCAATTCCCGGAGATAAACCGGAGTCTATCGTGGAACCTCCTGCCGAGGTGACGAAGCAGAAGGCCGCGAAGCAGATCAAGAAGCAGAAGCTCAAGAAATGAGACTGCTCACGGTGTCCGTCGTGGGTCAGCAGGGGTTGGAGAAATCCATCCGTGGGCTGGGCGAAGCACTGGACACGGTGAAGATACTGGATGAGGGTGCTGCCGTCATCTACAACCGGCTACGGTCTCGATTCCTGATTGAACAAGCACCAGACGGAACGAAGTGGCCACCCTCGCAGGCCGCGCTTCGCAGGGCACGTAGTGGCCGAGGGGGTGGGACGCTGTTCGATACGGGCAAGTTGTTTCGTAGCATCCAGTTGTATGCCGAGAGCCAGCACACCCGAGCGATTGGCACGAACGTCACGTCGCCCCAAGGGTTCCCCTATGCGGAGAAGCATCAGTTTGGTATTGGCTTCCCGCAGCGTCAGTTCTTAGGGTTTGCGGCTGAGGATATGGACCTGATGGCCCAAGTCATCATTCGACGCATCGCACAGGGATTACAGCAAGGAGCCAATCAAGGGAGTATTGGTCGTGCTTCTCCCACGTCAGGATTGCTGTAATGTCCAAACTCACTGAAGTGTTGGAGGAAGCTAGCACCCGACTCCTGACGTTGAACGCCCCACCGGTCAACCTGACGGGTAAGGTGGTGGTCGCCTACGATGAGAACGACTTGCTCGATGTGCTGAAGGGTGTCCGAGCGTATCCCGCTGTAGGCATCGTCTACGAAGGCATGCGGTCCATGTCTGAGGGTGGACCCACCGCGAAAGTGGGACTGTCTTGCGAGATTGTGCTGGCTTTTGTGTTGGTGGAGCGTGGAGACGAGATTCACGCCACGAACCAGAAGAAGGTCCGAGCGATTGAGTATCTGGACGCGATGCGGCTGATGTTCATGGGGAAGCGTAGCACGGTGACTCAGCACTTCTGGCACTTTATGGTAGAAGCGCCAGCCGCGCTGAGGTCGGGTGCAGTGTGTTGGGTGCAGCGGTGGAGTCTGCCGACGCAGTTACCCCATGAAGGCACAGCGACCAGTCCATCCCATCCATTTTTTCCCGCCAACTGTAAGTAGCCCTCGTATGCTCGTCTCCTGCATATTGCCGACGAAGAATCGTGCGGCGTTCATCCCGCAGGCTATTCGTTGTTATCAGTCGCAGACGTACCCACATAAAGAGTTAGTCATCATCGACAACGGGAACGATGGGACCGAGGCACTGATTCCCCCAGATGATCCGTCGATCCGGTACGGTCGGGTGGCAGGGAAGCGGACCACGGGGGACATGCGGAATTTGTGTGCCAGATACGCCAAGGGAGAAATCATCTGCCATTTCGACTCGGATGATTGGTCAGCCCCGGAGCGTGTGACAGATCAGGTCACACGGCTTGGTGAGTTTGGGGTGTTGACGGGCTATCACGACATGTTGTTCTATGACGTGCGGGATGGCAGGCTCTACCACTGGCATATGCGGTCGCCCAATTGGTTCGCATTGGGCACGTCGTTGTGCTACCGCAGGGACTGGTGGCGTGGGCATCCGTTTGTGTCGTTGCAAATTGGTGAGGATATTCGATTCTTCCGTCAGGCCGCACGTGAAGCCAAACGGTTTGTATCGTCGGTGTCTGGTGGCCATATGATGGTGGCGCGAGTGCATGACTATCAGACCAGTAAGAAGTCACTCACGAAGATGAGCTACACGCCTATGCCCCCAACCGAGTTACCATCGGCTTTCCCATGCGGTTCAACATTGTCAGCAATCTAGCCACATGCTGAAAATCTATCGGTCCAGCCGAGCGTTGAAAGGTGACTTGGTAGGGCGGCAGTTTGGTCGGCTGATTGTCAAAGCCAAGGTCGAAGAAGGTTGGCGATGCCAGTGTGTTTGTGGGGCCATGAAGACTGTGGCTGCAAGTAATTTGCGATCAGGGAACGTGGCGAGTTGTGGGTGTCTGCGGAAAGAAACGAGTGCTGCAAATGCTAAGGCTACGACTTTCAAACGAAAGGGTCAGAAGCGTCCAGCGGTTGCAAAGGTGGGATCGGCTTTTCGGATTGTGTTAGGCACCTATCGGCTGTCTGCGAAGACGCGGGGGCATACG